TCATTTGCAGTTGGCGCCCATGGATTTTAAATCCCTGAAGACCATTGCCTGCATCATACCTGCCCAGTTATCTGTCTGTTGCCCCAAACCGTGAATCCACGGATGCGCCGGAACGACGGAACAATCCAGCGCAGCCAGGGAATCCGTAAAAGCCAGACGCGCTTCACGCCACATCCGGCACCTCCGGCCAGTCAGGGGAAGCTGTATCCACACGGTTAACCATTACGCTGTAGAGTTCCCATGCTTCAAGCCGTTTAATCTCTTCATCTGTGGCAATTTTTAGTTTTACTGCCCGCGCCAGTGGTGCGATGGCTGATTCAGCTTCAGAAAGGCGACGAATTTTTTCAGCCTCAGCCTTTTTACGCAGATCTTCCGGAGAATAACCCCGTTGAACGACTTTACCGTCCTGATATAACCACGTACCATCACCACGGCAATCATCAGGGCAGTCAGCAGCGTCTATTTCCGCAACAGACATATTAACCGGCCACAACATTGATACAGCATATGTGTTTCCACGTTGCGGGACTGGCTTATTAACAACCCCCCAGATCACCCCCTCAGGGTCGTACATAATTTTTGCAGTATCATCAGAAAATAATGACTGACATTCATACCAGTCCTGTCCGTCTTCCGATTCCAGAAAATATGCACCTATATTTATTTCGGCCTGAGTTTTCCCCCTGTTTACAGGCGCGTCAATCAGTCTGAAATTTTTAATATCCTGATATTTTTTCATTATACCGTTCCCCCTTGTACAGTATACCACTGATTCCCTACTCGTTTTTGCAAAGGCGCATAATTAATACCATCAATATTTTCGCCTTGTGCATCTTTCCAGACGGAGGTAACTACATATCCGGGAGTGTTAGGCCAGGAACCTGCATTGTTCCAGGTAGTCACTGATGTGCCTGACCCTAACTGAACATCTGCGACGAAATTGTTATTAATCCAAAGACTCAGCCAGCTATTCCCCCAGACAGAACCAAAGATGTCGCCGTTATTCTGATAGATGGCCCCGCCTGCACGAAGCGTGTTAGCGGTGATATCTCCATTGACCGTAAAGACAATCGAACCATCAGGATTTCGCTGGCTGTACAGATGCCATCCCTGGTCATCGCCAAGTTCAATAACCGTTGGGCGGTTTCCTCCGTCGCCCCACAAATTAAACCCGGCATTTAGTGCTGAATTATTAGTACTCGTCAGTGACAGTTTTTTCCCGTTGCCTGCTCGTATGCCACCATTAGTGAGAACATCTACTGACATGTGTAACCCGGAATTGTCGATATAACCGACCCGGGCATTATTGGCGTAAATACCCAGAATGCCGTCGCCATCCTGTTTAAACCCTGTATCGTTATCACCGAGCACAATCGAATTACCGCCCAGTGCATTGTCAGTACCAATACTCAGCGGTCCGTTAAGCTGCCCCCCTGTAATCGGCAATGCCCCCACATCACCGGCTGTTGGTTTCATCAGACTACTGTAAATTGTATATGTCTGACCGCTGGTTGAGTTCCCCGGCTGTACTGATGAATATTCAGGCGTACTGTACAGCGTGACATTTGCATTACCGGTGTAATCATATTGCGCAATTAACCAGTACGCATGCTGGCCGATATTAATATAAATATCGTAGGTGTCGCCTGATGTATTAACCCATGCGACCTCGTTAGCAGCAGAAGGTGAACGCCTCCATAATGTGGCGGTTATTCCAACAGGTGAACCATTACCGGCACGCAGTACCAGCTCACTGATTGCCGCCTGCTCAAATAAGCCAACGTTAAACCCAGCCCCTCCATATAATTTAATCACCGCAGTTGATGTAGCCTGCGGCATTACAACCGTGGCGATTTTGTACCATCCAGAAGCATTATTAAATGTGATGTTGGTAGAGGTCACAGCGCCGATAGTTCTCGCAAATTGTTTTTTGTCCAGAATATCGCCGCCGTTCTGGTCTTTTTGCATGGCGCCAGTGATGCGGCTGTCGTCACCTGCGGCTACAGTTCCTTGTGTGGTGCCAACGTTGCGGGTCGCGCTGTCGCCGAGCTGGAGAGCTGTGCGGGCCTTAGCTTTATCGGGAACGTCGGCCAGGTTCTGGTCCTTCTGCAAATATAGTGATCCCAAATAAATCTCCAGGGGATTAAGCACAGAAAAATAGGTTTTTGTATTATCCAGAACGCATAAGACAGGAGCATCTTTAATAATATCATTGGCCGATAACTCTGCTTTATTCCCCTTGTATAGTGGGAATATGCCAAGCACACGTCCTCCCATCGTCAGTTGCAGAGTGCTGGCTCCGGTATTGTTTAGCGCCGGAATAACCACAAGTGGAGTGCGCAATGTCCAGTCAACTCCACCATTGACGAAATAAGTTGCTGGTAACTCCAGCGTCAGATTATTTTCTGTACCTCCGGCCACACCAGCGACATAATGCCCACTCTGGAGCTCTTCAATTTGTACAAACTGATTTTCAGATCCTCGCGTCGCAAAATTCGCTATAACGTCATTCAGTGACCATCCCTTCGCTGTTGTACCTTCCTGACCGCGAATAACCGTCAGCATGTCATTATTAACTGCTGTCAGATGGCATACCTCAAAAACTGTTTCTTTTGCGTCTGTCAGTGTAATTTTGGCGTAAGTTTTAAGAGGGTTTGAGCTGTTCGCATAATCGCTGGTCAGCAAATTAGCAAACATCGCTCCCGCACCAGGCATCACCTGAATGGTCGTCTGGCTGGCGGTAATATCAGCCGCCAGTGAGGAGACGACATTATTTCCGAATCCAATAATCATTGCTCAACCACCGTTACCGAATAGGTATAAATAAATGGGAGTTTCACCAGCGACTGGTCAATTGCATCTTTAAGAAAGTGCCCGACACCATCGCCATAGTCGGGAATGGAGACAAAAAAAATGCCCTTATCGGGCATTACACTAATATCAAAAGTGGACTGTACAGGTGGGTCTATTCCGTTAGCTCCATGTATAAAGCGTGCAAGCCGTCGTTTGAACCAGTTGATGCAGAAGTGCGAACCATCGCCTTTATAAAAATTCCATGTCAGTATCCGTTTAAAATAGTCGTCCGGCACATATAACGCTGAGCCGGGAACATAATTTCTCAGTTTTGCATACGCGACATTATTGTACTCAATAGTATTATACGCCCCACGAGCAATGGCATCCTCGGAGATTTGAAGCAAGGGGCGTGATTCCCCATAAATACCCGCCGCAATCCAGTCCAGCAACTCACCGGTAATCGCCGGGGAGGTCCAGCAAGGTAAATTCAGGTTGTTAAAGTAATCAAGATACCCCTGTGCCAGTTTGTTATAAGCATCAAAAAAGGCAACTATATCCGGATCGTCATTATATTGCGTATAGGGGTAGGCCGGAATAATGCTTTCAAGAAGAGCTGCCATATTGCTTAACCTGAATTTGTGAAGATGAAGTGGAAAAATAGGCGTAAGTATCACCATAAACCAGGCTGGAGTCGGTTGCAGGTGGGACAATTTTTCCGTTTATTCCAACCTGAATATCAATCATTGATACAAGGTTTGAAGATACAAGCCCCTTAACCTGATTAAGAAAAATATCCCGAATCAGGAAAATGTTTATTGGTTCACCCGTTGCAATTCCGTTAATGTAATCAGCAATGCTTTGCTGCACTGCTTTTTCAATCCCGGTTGGATCGATATAGCTGGTTGAGGCTGTATTCCAGGTGATTAAAAGCGTAACGTTTTGTGATGATGGCACTACAAACGGCACGTGATACGTATCCGGATACACAATGATCGGTATCGTTTTTTTATCCACCGCAGCGCCTGATGGATTCACTACATCATTCGTCAGTACGGAGATATCTGGCACGGCTTTATAGATAGCGTAAGCCACTTCATAAGGATCGCCGCCACCAGCAATCGCTACCCATGCCCCCAGCGATGCCTGTCGGTATGAGATCAGATTCTCCTGTACACCATAAACATTTTTCAGTTCAATCCGGTAACAGTCAGGCGTTCCCTGTACACCGTACATACCCGCCTGGAATACCTGGGCACGGTATGAAGAAAAAGTCTGTTCCTGCGCGCCGGGTAATCCAGCGGTAAGGTTGGTGCAGGTCAGGTTGTATGTATTCGGTACTGAGGTTTTTATCTGATTTACAGTTCCCGCAGGTACTGCCCAGGAGCCCCCGGTTGTTGCCAGGCAATAGACAGGCTCCGTTTGTCCACTTTCCGGGATCATCGTGTCACGCTGAACGGTGTAGGTGTAGGTTCCATCCCCGACCATAAAACCTTTCGGTATAGCAAACCCGGGCGGGCCACTGAACACCACATAAACCGATGTATTGGTACCCTGCCCTTTCTGAACGCCGTACATATCACCCAGTTGCGCCAGCAGGTGTACATTTGCCGAATACGGGCTGCATGAGTTAATCAGGTCAACCCGCGCCTGATCACATACCACAAGCGCACCGACGCTCGTACTGACCAAATCTTCAATCAGCGATCCTGGTAGATTTGTGGTTATCCCCGGGGACAGCGCTGTTGCAGTATCAATAATCAGTTGCCGGAGTTCATCCGTCGTTTTAGGAACAGGGCCGGCAATATCATAACTAATGGGTAAATCACTCATACATACACCTGAGCCACTATTTTAGAGCCTGAGTTAGTAATCGCCGAAATGTTGTAAACAGGGGGATCAACATCCGCCAGCGCAATCTGTAGAGAGGAAAAATATTTGCTGAACTGCTGCTGGAGCCGGTTAACATAAAAAGTCGGCAGTATCTGCTGAATAACTGAGCCGTTAGCCGGTATACCGTGATTAGCAAAAAACGGGGACTCCTGCGGGGACAGCTTCAGATTCTGCACCAGCGTTGTGAGATACACAGAATCGTTAAACCCGTTTTCGTCAGTCGTGACCGTTACCCACTTCCCGTCTTTATCTCGTCCGTATGTCCTCATTCGGTAATACTCCCGTTGAATTGTGACGTTGGCCCTCCGGTATCCTGTCCGTCATTACCATTGCTGTGCCTGTGGCTGTTAACCCACTGAACCAGCTTTTCCCAGCCCTCCAGCATGATTTTCGGGCTGGTGCTGGCCGCACTGTCAGTCAGTGTTCCACTCTGCCCTGTCAGCGACCAGGTACCAGCGGTGAGCGTCAGAACTGTACTGCCCACCGTCACTTCGAATTTTTCAGGTGTGGCAATCGTGATACTTTCCGGTGTGAGCAGAAACGTAGTGTTGCTTTTCGCATCACGAATGGTTACCCCCTCCGGCCCGTACAGCGTCAGTACCTGACCATCGACGTTCTCCCACTCCGTGTTACTGATGGGTAAAAACACCAGCGCACTGAGATTTGCGGGGGGCGTCAGATCAGCCGTTCCCCCTCCGAGGCCGCTGGCGCCACCCAGGTAGGTATCCGCCGGGATGACTATCCCCTTATCTCCTTTTTGCATCGGGTATCTGATGTACTGGGGGCCGAATAGCGGAATGGTCAACTGAGGTAACGTGTAGGGAATGTCCCGCAGCAAAAAGGTAACAGTGACCATTTTCCCGGACTGACTGACGACCTCTGCGGGTAAAATCTTTCCGGCCATCTGCATAGCGGCGGCTATTTTCTGGTCAGCGAAATTATTCATATTGCCGCCAAAATTGAGTTTTTTATTTATACTCATGTTGCAGCAATCCCCCCTGTTGGATGCGCCTCGATAACAGTTACCCAACTGTTTGCGTCCGGTTGCCTGCTGTTACCCACCAGACGGACCGAAGACACCAGAAAATCCCCCGTAAAAGCCGAGTCATCACGAAACTGTGAGTATGACGATGCCTGGATCATCGGCCTTAATTTCTTCGGCATCCGGATATAATCGCCCACCTGAATATCGCTGCGCATAACGCAGGGAATGGATACCGTACCAAACTGGATCCATGTCGGCTGACCAACAAGATCGGTAAATTCAATTTGCACGGGATTTTTACTTCTGTAAGAGGCGCTTTTTTTGGAATCTTTATCCTGGTGGTTAGCAAAATCGTTATCGAATACGCGGATCTCCCTGCCGTTCACCATCGCTATTTCAACACCAGAATAATTACTGTCCTTAATGATGCTTTTACTCAGCGAGTTAAGTCTGGTCGCAAGCTCCTGGAGACTGCCGCAAAACATATTGCTGTCATAATTATTCACCAGGCGATCGCTGATACTGACTGAGAACCTATAGTCACCTCCCAGCGTCTGAAAGCATTGCGTCAGCGCGACAGAAAGCTTAACCCCTTTGTTCCACGGCACCGTTAAATTTACGGGTGCCAGCGGTAGTGGGTTAACGTCAGACACAGGGCCGGCGGTCACAATAAGATCCAGCCGTAACTCGGTCCCCTGCCAGTTTCCCAGCACCTGCCAGATGGTCCCTTCCAGCACCAGTCCACGCTGTTCCGGTTTCGCCAGCGGCAACCCTTTTGACATTCCCACCCACATTTTTATGGTCATGCCAAACATATCCTGTCTGGCCTGTTGCATTTCCTGCGGACTGATGCCCCAGACAGTGATGCAGCTCTGCCCTTTGGGAGTGGATTCACCAAAACGGAGAAGGTCGAATTCAACCATCAGGCACCCCGGGTTAAATACCCCGTTTTTCATGCTACTGTACTGTCTGTACAGCGTACCGGGGTTGCCCTTAGCATCCGGAGCATTAAAAATCTGAATGTCGTAGAAACGCATCAGTTAAATACCTCAATCTGACCGTCAGAAACACGCCATACCATTCTGGTTTTGCTGAATGCCCCCACCAGTAAATTAATATCGTAATTCTTTGGGGAACCAATAACCGGAATTGTCAGTTGCCGACGGCCTGAGTTATCCGTGATATTGAGGTACCAGCGCTGGGCGGCAATATTCCATTTCGTCTGGCAGTTATAAACTTCACCATCGAGAACGGGAGTAAAGACCATGCTTTTCTGTTCGTTACCGGAGAAGGGATAATACGCCATGCTCATAAATTAAATGCCCCGCTCAGTTTTCCGATTAAGCCAATAACCGCACCCGATACACTACTGCCGAGTGAGGTATTACCAATCGCCGAGATGGTACTGGTCCAGGCGCTTTCTGTTGCCTTGTCCCCGTTATCAATCTTGCCCAGATAACTGTTTATCGCCTGTTCAGCCCCAGTTTCAGAAAGCAGTGGTTGCTCAAAATCCCATAACCATTGCCGCTGCGGTAAGGCATCATTCGATCCGGTAACATCACGCACCGTTCTCAGTATGCAGTTGCTGTAAATAATACCTGGCGTTGCCACAATAAACGTTCCGCCAAGACTGGCGTGTGCCTGCAATACGGCCTGTAACGAACTCAGCGTGACCAGCTTTGTCATGGCGCCAGTGTTTTCATTTACCGGCGCATCCATCAGCATTGGAATGCGCAGCGGCTGCGAGAGAAGCGCGTTGGCTGCCACCGCCTGATTTGCAAACGGATAACGACCAATGTCGTAATCAACCATTGTCCCACCGGGCGCCGCTCGCCAGTGGCAGAAATACTTATCCAGATCCGTCAGTTCAATAGCGCCCCCCATCAGACCTGAAACGTAGCTGGCGCTCTGGGTCAGGGCGACTATCGGCAACATGCCGCCGGGTATACTCTGCGCCACACCATCACAGAGAATAACCGGGGAGATTTCAAAACCGAGCTTGTAGAGCTCGCGGGTAAATGACATTAACCGAACCCTCCAAGTTGCGTACTGGATACAACTGCATTACCGCCAGTATTGTTATAAACAACAAGTCCCTGAGCATGACCACGCTTCTGGTTATCCAGAATTTGTTGCAGTATCTGGTCAGTTTTCCCCGAACTCTGTTGTACTGGTTGTACGACAGGGTTACTTGTGCTGGTACCGGGCAATTCAGAACCATACTGGGCAAGATATTGTCCCCGCACGCTGTCGGACGGATTTATATCCTGCAAAGATTTTTTCTGCGATTCCTGAAAATGACCTCCGGCATTATTGATAATCTGTATAACCTTCCCTTCACTTAACCGGGAGCCGGCACCTTCTTTTACTGACATGGCAGTAATTAATTTCGCGAGCGTCCGGGTATCATTTAAATTCAGCTTTTCGAATTCGCTGCGGCCAGTCGCATTCACAACATGTCCGATATATGCTTTCGTATTGTTCTCGTTAGATGGAGCCCATTTACTGATAATATCGTGGATATTGTTGATGCCCTTTGTGCCGTATATTTGCAGTTGTTTTGCAGCAGCGAGAACGCCTTCATCCAGGCTGGGGAACACAGCAAATTTCCCGCTTCTGGTATTGGCGGTTTCATAACCTGCGGCATAACGTAAATTCGCAGGATTATTGAACCTGTCAGCAATGGTTCGCCCCTTAGCATGAACATCAGCCTGTTTCCCGTCGACCGGCTTAACATCTCCTGATGCAAAGAATTTTTTTACCCCTTTCAGCCACGACCACACTCGCGGATCATCATCCCCCCCCGGGGTGTAAGTCTCACTGGTAACGGGATCGGTGCGCTTCTCGTCGCTGAGTATCGATGACCGGGATTTAATGTCATCCGCCGTGATGTCGGATTTACCACTTATCCAGTCAATGACTTTGCCAATAACCCGACCAAGCCGCTCCACACCGGATATGAAAGCTTCAACATCTTTCTGGAATTCGGGGGAAGCCAGATAGTTACCAAACCGGCGTATACCATCTGAAAGGCCATCAATCCATTTTCCCAGTTCCGGCGATTTAAGGACCGTTTCAATCGCACCGGAAAAGGCATCCGAAAGTTTTCCCAGCTCCGGCGCCAGCGGTGCCAGTCCCCGGATAAACGTATTCCCGATACTGACCTTACTGCGGTCGAGCTGAATGTTGAAATCCTGCCACTGGCGAAGCTGCTGGTCCGTCAACTGAAGGCGGCGGGTGTCCTGCTGTGCCTGTTTCGCCATCGCATCGATTTCTTCATCGCTCATTTTTTTGAAGCGGTTCAGATCGTCAAGGGTGAAATAGTTCGTCAGCCCGTAGGCTTCAGCCCCCTGCTGCGTGCTGCCGTTACGCACAAAAATATCACGCGCCGCTTTTATCATTTCAGGTAAAAGCTCAGCAGGATCCCTGTCCGGGTTATCGACTCCCATTGCCCGGAACTGCCAGCGTTTACTCAAATCAAGCTGCGCATCACGTATGGCGCCCAGAGTTCCGACAGGATTACCCAGCGCTTTCTGAAAATCGACAGCAGTCGAATTAAGTCCACCTGCCGTCGTCCCCAGCCCCATCGCAGTAAACCGTTGTGCGGAGGCATTGCCGGCCAGGTGGTTAAGCCCCCACAGACCGCCCGCACCAGCCAGCCCGGAAAAAAGCCCCAGAACGGTTCCCCATGAAAGCAGGCTGGTTGTGGCATCTTTAATATGACCTGCCAGCGATTTCGCATCCTTGCTAGCTTTATTCAGGAAATTGCGCGCACCGCCGGACTTCTTGTTAAACTCCGTCTGGGTTTTTGTGGCCTTCTCCAGATTACCGTTGAGTCGATCGAGGCCGTCATTAACAGATGCTAACGCCGCAACGCCATCAGCGAACGCTTTTGTAATCCCCTCCGTACCCTCCCGGACACGTTCGGTCTCCTTTGCGGCCTCGCCGAGTCCGTGAACCGCTCCCCGCCATTGTTCAGGTAATTCGCCGAGTGCTTTCTGGTATTCATTGAATTTTTCCAGGAACGACTGAAATTTCTCGTCCTGAACATCAATTTCGACAATGGATTTAGCCGCCATTGAAATACCCCTTGCGTCTTATTTCCTCCAGAATGAACCGCTGCCGGAAATGGAGCGGGCTTTTATATTCGCCGCAGCCCAGTTCACGGCAGAGGTGACTGAAGCCTTCGCATGAGGCCCATGTCAGGAGGGTATGTGTGAGGGTTCCGGCAGGGCTTCCGGGGTCGGGGTATCGGTAACCGTTTTCGACGTCGGTAAAGAATCGCGATACGCCATAGCGCTCAATGACACAAGTTGCCCACTGTACATATCGAGCGCTTTCCCCACCGTCGGTGCGATCAGGTTCGCTTTCTGAATGGCAGAGCTCACCATAAAAAAAACGACCTCGCCCTCAACTTCCCGGTACTCATCATCGGTGATAATTTCCTGCCTGAATGCAGCCTCCAGCGAAGACGTTTTCCAGGTTCCGTTATCGTTCCAGATGACCGTTGTCAAACGCTGTATCTCATCGACAATATTCGGCGTTCCTGGCTGAAGATCTCCTGCCTCCTGCCGCGCTTTGATGATTTTTCGCAGCATCATCGCCGCCACGCGGGGCGCACCTACCGAACCCACCAGGGAGAAAAAATTATTGAACAGATTCCCCAGCAGTACGCAATTTTCCTCAACGACTTCATACGGAAACGGCACAATGTGCAGATACACCAGTGATCCGTCATCGCGGGTGATGGTGCTGACAAAATTCAGTTTTCGGTCAATTTTCACGGCCATTAGCCCCACATTTTATCGTTGGTGATCAGATAACCGGAAATCGTCACGACATATCCGGCATCCATACCGTTGATGGTCAGTTCATTAAAATTCACCAGATATGCATTCAGGACCGTGTAGTTTCCGAAGGTGCTGGCATCCGGCGTGATAACGACCTCTCCCAGCGACGTATCAGAAGCGAAACGGTTCTGATAGCTCGCCGCCAGCCCCTGCGTTCGCAGTAAATGCATCGTGATCGTTACCTGCTGATAAGGTACCTGGCTCCCCACGGTTCCGGTCAGTGTGGGGATAATGTCCGTTGCAGCCGAATCCGGCCGCATACTGATCGCATCCTTACCCAGAAATGACGCGGTGACATTCAGCGCCGGAATATCCGTGACAGTCACCGCACCCCTGACACGGTTAAGAAAGCCCTGTGGTACTAATGGATTTGGCATTTATTACGCCCCCACAAAATTGGTCACGTTGAGATTAAAAGTGATGGACTCAAAACCACGACGCGGGGTGACAACCGCACTCAGGCCGTTATATTTTCCATCGGCGTAATCGGACTGATTCAGGCTGGTATAGTCAGCGAACGGTACTGCGTTGATGACCGCGTTCCCGGCATAAGAGCCTTTTTCATATTCCGCGTTGAACGATTCCTGCGTGAGCTGCGTATCAATTACCTGACCGAGAATTAGCCCGTAACTGATACCGGAACGGAGAGTTTTCAAAGCGCGCCGTTGCAGGCGACCAATTCCCTGCTGATCGTAATAAAGCGGGTTAACAGTAGTGTTAGAACCGTTAATCACTTCATTCGCCAGATCCAGCTCCAGGTTGATTGCACACCATGCCACCGAGTACCAGTAGTTAAATGGCATACCGTCAAGCATGTGACCGGCCACCAGCATTTTATTGCTCAGGCCACCTTCTGCCGCCGTGCCGATATAGTTGATATGGTTATCCTGCAGGGTTTTCAGCAACGTACCATTACCTGCCGGCGGATACTCCGTTACGCCATACATAAAGCGGTATGCCATCGGCGGGACCATGTTTGATGACCCCGGATCGTTTGCCAGTGAGGACTGGAACGGTGCCGCCATCGAGAACTCAGTTGCGCCAATTGACGGCGCCTCAACCCCGGCAAAGACATTCGGATATTTGCCGGATACCCATTCCTGGTACGTCGCAATCGTGGTGGTGACGAAAAATTTCACCAGCGCGCCGGGCGAAGTGTAATTGTTCGCCAGCGTTTTAAAGGTCGGTTCGGCGTCCCATTCCCTCGGCACAAGGTAAGAGAAAAATTTCTGGTATGTGTTTCCCAGAGAAGTATCTTCATCAATGAACGTACCAAGGGCCGCAACCGCAGATTTTACATTCATCTCACCCAGCTCAAGGACATAAACCGCCCGGCTGGTCCCCTGTGCCCAGTACGTGGTGTTCATCTGCTGGAGTTCTCCGGCGGCAACAGACGTTACGGTACCTGTAGCCGTTGCTGTACCGGGATCACTGTTCAGGGGATAAGTAAACGTTTTTTCGCCTGTCACCGACGCTGTATATGCCCCGTTATAAGCAGCAGGCACAGCACCAGAAATCACAACAGGGATCGTTTCATCAATGGACCAGCCATGATTTTCTGAAAGAGTCACCGTGACGGTATTCCCGGCCCACGCAAGCGAAGAAATAGCTTTTGCTGGCGCAACGATATTTTTTAGATCGTCTTTGGACGTCAGCAACTGATAACTCCCCGCCGCCAGCGTGGTTCCCCCCGTTGATACCAGAGCGCCTGACTTTAACAACTGGGAGGGTTTCGGCGGACTGGTCACCGACACATTGATATTTACTATTGCCATTTGGATTATTTCTCCACATAAATGGACGGAATTGCAGACGTGATCAGCCTGCGGGCGACGTTCCTCATCCGCTGCTGGTAGTAATTAACTTTGAATTTGACCTTTTTCCGCATGGCGATAATGTTGAGCTCGTTCTGCGTGACGCGCTCATCCTGTATCACAGGAATATTCATTACGCCCATTTCGGCTTTATCGCTGAGCGTGTAGTCCTGCACATAGCGCAGAAAATCCTCAACGGCAGCATTACGCAGCCCTGTCACGGTGAGTGTCACGTCCTCAGAAACCAGTTGATACTGGTTCTGCTTCTCGTCGAGACAGAAGGCTCCGGCCACAGGGCTCGGTTCTCCGCATTTCACTGTAGCGTAGGGCGGCGCAAGGTTTTGCACGGAAAGCATTGCCGGGTACATCGGCATGAAATGACTCAGAGAGAGCCAGATCGGTAATGAGTTGGAAACCACCACATCCGCAAGATCGATATCGTCGGCAGAATTAATAATCTGCGACATCATATGCGGATAAATGGCATGTCCGGTATAATGGTAAATGTTCGCTGGTTCGTTCAGCCCGGAACGGCGCGAGAAAGCAAACTGAATGCCGTAAAACTCCCCGATATAAAGCACCTCAGAACCAATATCATTAAACGGATCAATATCGGCCTGCGCGGTGAAGGTCACCACATTTTTATCGTAGAGCTGTTCTTCATCCTGGATAGATTCAGTAGTCAGGTGCAGATAGCCTTTTACCTCCTTTGTATCCGGTTCAGTATCAGGATCATCCGCAAGAACTGACGCCTTCACCCAGAAAACAAAGCCATCAAGGGGAAGCACTTTCCGGACATATTTAGTAAACGTAACAGATGCCGAACGGCTGATATCATCCAGCCCCTGCACCAACGACGCATTGAGTTCCGTTTTAGCCTGAGAGAGTTCACTGAGGGAAGGCATTCAGCACCCCACTTACCCAGGCGCGCATTGACGCCTGAAACATACCGGTATCGATAAAAGAGGGTCGCGGTTCCCCTTTCCTGTTTTTAAAACGCTTGCTAATCCCCTCCAGTGCGCGGGCAGTAGGCACACCTTCTGTGCCGTTCATCTCCTCGTTATCAAGGAAAGCGACAAAAAGGTGATGCACCTGTGACATGGATTCCGCGAAGGGATCCGCAGGAAGCGGCGCGCCTGCGAGCATATTTTCGAGACCGGCGGCAAGGTCATTACTCATCATCTGTGCAATTTCCTCGCCGTGGCGGTCAAAGAACGTCTGCATGATCTGGTATTTCCCTTCAAGAATTTCGGCCACATCGCCAGTAGTCGTATTCTCGTTTTCATAGGGAATATCTATCACGCCCAGGTGCAGTTTCACGTCAGCCCCCACAAATCGCCGTACTGCTGCGCAATTGCCAGATACCACCGACCATACGGGTCTTTAAGTTGTTGCAGATCTGCAAGAGAGAGGTTTTTCAGTGCATCACTGACAACCCGCGTCTGACTGGTTGATTCGTCGGAAGAGGCGCTGATAACGCCAGCAGTAAAATTGTTGATACCCAGTTTTTCGCGTACCGGACCGAAAGCGACTTCAGGACCGAAGTTAAGCAGAAAGGAGGCCGCGAGGTTATAAACAGCCTGCGAATACAGAACCGGGCTGATACAGGCGATCTGCCGGTTCACCCAGTCCAGGGACATTGACCAGGAGAGACTAACGGCCGGATCGTCATCGGCTAACGCGTCGGCATTAACTCCCATCGTATTACGGATAAACAGGATAAATCCGGCCAGTTCAGGCATGACACACCCCGCTTATTTTTTCTTTTTAGTTCCCGTGTTAACCGCCAGTGTTTCATCAACAAACGCTGTTTCGTCACGGTCATCGGTGGCGTTCAGTCGCTGCTCTGCACTGACTTCCAGCTCACCGAGATAGCCGTTTTCCTGCTCAGTGAGTGCGTTATTTGTTGCCAGTACGGAAGCCTGACGGCGATCGTGCGCTGCACGGTTCAGGTGACCATCGTTATCCCGCATGGCCTTTTCGATAACCTTCGACGACACCGGCTTGTCAATGCTGTAACACAACCCGATATAAATACGGTTCTGGTCGATTTTTGTCGCATCAATCAGACCATAATCGGCGTGCTGCTGAATAATAAGGTCGATTTCGGCGCGGGTACCGTCAATGACAACGGCCTGAGAGCCTGCATTAATCGGGTGATAAACAAGACGTCCCGTCTCCGGCTTGCGCCAGGCGAAATCGTGGCGTTGTTTGGTGGTGTTGGCGATGTACAGTTTCATGTTTACTCCTGGGTAAAAAATCCCCGCGCACCCTCCGGCACGCAGGGAAATCAGCGAGGGAAAATTAATCGCTGTACTTCATCGAAATGATAGTCAGCGCTTCAGGGCGAAGTACCCAGCCAGAGGTGGAACGCAGTTCGGAAAGCACATCGATCGCCCCGCCTGCAATCGGGGTGGGAATTTCACGCGGTGCCGCCATGTCGCACAGCATCAGTGATGTGGCTTCCAGTGACGGACTCAGTCTGGCGAATTCGTTGGTGTTGATTTTCGCGTTAACCTCAGGGCGCTCGACCTCCGGCATGGCGATGACGATCGCATCCGTTCCGTTTGCCCCGGCACCAATCAGCGTATCGTCATAACCCCATTCAATTTCACAATCAGCATCATCCCCCACACCATTAACGGTGCCTTTCACCGTGGAAGTACCACCGCCCGGACGCTGGTAACTGGTCAACTGAACGATCTGCTGCATTTCCATGGTACCCAGCGTGCGCTGAGGTCCGAGGATAACCATGCGTGACGCCCGGCCCATTTGCATAGTTCGGGTGCGGATCGCCTGAATCTGCGCCAGCAGGAATACCGCCATTTCGCCATGATCGTAAGTAAGTACGGTAGTGTTCCCGCGGCTGTCTGCCGGCAGGCTGATAGTGGTCGCACCGTTGGTGTTCAGTACCCCCTCACCACCCGCCGGGTTCATTCCATAGAGCAGCGCGTTACGCATTTGCTGAAAAATCGCCTGCCTGGTACCGAGTCGCTGGGCTTCCGGAAGCGCAATCCCCCAGTTCCCCGCTGCGGCCATATCGTGATGATCGTAAATGGCGCGGGCACGGAACATATATGTCGGCGTGCTGACCATTCGCGCCTCCAGTGCCACAGAGGGTAACTGGTTGGCGTTACCTGACTGGCTTGAGGTGACCTGAGTGCGAATATCCAGGCGTTTCATATAAACGTACTGGTCGCCGTCTGCCAGGCGAACCAGCGGGTTACCGCTTGCCATGACAGAAAACGCACCGGATGCCTGCTGATACGACAGGATCATTTCCGGCATGATGTACGACGGATTTACAATTTGATAAGCGGGTGTAATAGCTGGCATCTCTTAGCCTCTCCTGATTACAGCAGAATTACCGCAGCGTTTCCGCTGTCGTTCCAGGTAGCAAAACCCGTTGCCGAATCGTAAGAAACGGTTTTGCTGTTACCCATCTGCATTTCGATGATTTTTACCGGAAGGGCAACGTCTTGCACTTTTGCCGCGCCTACCGTTCCCTGAGTGGTTGCATTGCCCGCAGGCACTGAAACCGGGGTAAAGGTGAATGTGGTTGCCGTAGGAACACTGAGCACCTGAACAATGCCGTTATATGCAGCAGGAGCCGCGCCCGTAATATCCACATAAACGCCCACTTTCAGGCCGTGCGCGCTGGCAGTCGTCGCGGTCGCAAATCCCGCTAAATTTGCGGTAGGCGCAGTCCAGGTAATAGCGGTTGTAGCCACATCTGCCGCAGCAGTGCTGAACACATCCAGACAATCCTCCGCAAAATTCCACACCAGCGGCTGATTAACAGAAATCCCCGCGCTGGCCAGAGAGATCACGGCATCAGAGGCTTTGACCGGAACACGCATTCCTGAGCCCAGGCGATAAAACGACACGCTCATATTGCTGAGGAGAAGCGGTACCGGGGATTGCGGCGTGGTCAGGCCGTTGTGTGCCTGGTTGAACACGGAAAAGCCCACCAGTTGTGAAAGGCTGGCTGCGCGTTTGATAATGCTGCCACGTGGTGCAGAAGAGGCGCCCGGTACAAGTTCGTTAACCGGCAGTCCGCCCCACAAAGGTTTTATTTCATCACTGGCAAGGGTACCGGATGCCAGCGCATAACGTGCCGCCGGATCGTCCAGCGCCACGCCCTGGATAAGACCATCAGATTTCGCGTAGAACGTGCCACGCGCGTTAGTGGTCTGCATTGGATTAACTGACAATGCACTCGCCATGTTTATTGTTCTCCGGTTGATTACTGTTTGATGCCAGCGACTTTGCGGCTGACGGCCTGGAACGGTGCCCATGTTGCGGACGGATCGCCGATAAAGGTACTGATACGGCGTCCGGTGGCGTCGGTGCGGATGACTTCACGTAACCCGGCACCGGGCTCCAGACTGGATGCCGCTGATGCCTGCGCATCGGCATAGATTTTTTTCTCCGCAATACTCAGGAGCTGGCTGTCTGCGATGGCATGCAGATCCACTTCTTTATAGTCTGAAGAATATTTTTGCAGGCGAGTCATGATGCGACGGCGGTATGGCATAGCGCGTTCTCCCGCCATCGGCTGCGGCGCGCGCTCACCAAATGAAGCAAACACGCTGTCGGCTTTACACTGGGTATCAGCGATTTCATTGCGCTCTTCATCACTGAGTTCCTGCGGCACACGACTTTTCATTTCTTCCATGTCTGCGCGGATTTTTTCCAGTTCGGCATCCGCTTTGGCTTTTTCTTCTGCCTCCGCGTCCGCTTTGGCCTTTGCTTCGGCGTCAGCCTTCGCCTTTTCTTCCTCTTCCTTGAGTCGGGCGGCATCTTCATCAGCTTTCGCCTTTTCTGCTGCTTCAGCATCTGCTTTTGCTTTTTCCTCGGCGTCGGCCTTTGCGCGGGCTTCGCGAGCGTCCAGCGCCTGGTTAATGAGTGCTAATACTTTTTCTTCATCCATTTTCTGGACCTCGTTCAAAAGTGTGTCGGATTTAACTCCCGTCGGTTCCCCCAGCTTGTCCCAGACGCCCTGCTCACAAATAGCCAGGTGGTCCAGTAAAACAGGGTTCCCCTCCAGCAGCAGCGGCTCGCCGTCGACGTTGATCAGAACGTCATCGCCGCCCGTCACCGTGGGGGATGTACTCAGTTGCCGCGTTGAAAGAATCGTGGCGGCGTCAGTGTCGTAGATGCGGGCCATTCCCCACACCTCATCACCCTGGATCCAGGCAAATGCAATCGTACCGATAGTCCTCGCGGCGTACTCCTCGCTGTTCAGCGTGTTTTTCTCCGGGTGCAGCCAGATCACCGGCAGGCCAGAGCACCGGGCGAGGAAATCATCAGTGAGGTAATTCTCGGGAGAACGGTAAGCGTATTGCCTGAACTTAGAACGCCAGGTAACACCCGTTCCGGTGATACGCAGCGCCCACAGGTACATATTTCTGAAAAACTGCGGGGATGTGAGTTGCCCGTCGGCAATAAGCCCGGCAACGTCCTTTTCATTGAGTGGTTCGGCATCAAGCATTGCCACCATGCCGGGATGCAACGGCTCCGGCAGTTCATCCGGAGAAAACCAGCCACAGGCCTGATTTTCATCGTTCAGTACCGCGTCGAATTGCTCAGCATCATCTGCGAGGTAGGTAATATAGCCATCAATCAGGGTATGAGGCGTCAGCGGTGCGGAATAATCAAACCCGCATTCTTCCAGCACTTCACGCTTTGCCGCGGCTTCAGGCGTCTCCCCCTCTTCGAGTTTTCCGCCCGGTACCGCCCACGAACCATCATCCCCACGCTTAACCAGAAATATTTTCCCGCCAGACTTAAACAGGATCCCGGCAGCGTAGGTGTTCACTTATCCTCCGTTTCTGAAGCCTTCAAAATTTGCTGTTCGGCGACCGACTGACATATTCCCCTCAGTAAATTTTCGCCATTTCTCGGTTTTCATTTCATCCGGCAGACTGCGCACGTTGTAGATATATGTCAGGTAACAACGACAAAATACCTCTTCGCCCGGTTGAGTGATTTCATCGAGATAGCCAGCCGGCCCCGCCTTCATAAATCCTTTCTTCAACGCCCAGTTACCGCGTATCGCATAGGTTTTCAGGTCGCGGTCTTTGTGTGGTTCCCGATAGTCATAATGGGGCTGGCGCCAGTGGCTGTGCCACACCGCCGCAATCGCCCCGCCATCGGTCGCAATGATGTTATCGATATTGGCAATCAGCTTATGTGTCTGGTCCACCATCACGCGGCGCCGTTCAAAATCAATCTGCCGCGCTGATTTGGCGATATGCTGGCTTGTGGCAACCACGCCAGAACGCGATGAAGCGGATAAACCGGGACTTATCGATGTAATGGGAGGAATGCTGGTTGCCCAGCCACTGAAACGCTGAATTGTCCGGTCAACAGCCTGTGTACGGTTCAGCTTTATCAGGTCGGCAGAAGCCATAATCCGCCTGTCCAGCTCTGCCCGCAGTTTTGGTTCAAGATAATTCAGTGTGAAACGGCTGACGCCAGGATGACGCTTAAGCGCCCTCTCCCGGCCAACTTCCAGATCGTAAGCAGCAGTCAGACGCCGGGACACATATCTGTAAAAATCATCGCCGCCGATTTTATCCTCAGTGGCATTACGCAGGCGCTCAGTCCACATAATCAGACTTTCTTCACTGCTGTAACCATGTTCCAGAAAGAATTTAATCGCGTCACGCAGCTCTTTCAGAAAGGAGTTCATCAAAATTCCCCTCACCAGGCGGTGTTACATCCGGCGGATTTTGTTCAAGCTGCTCGTAATCCAGTTCCAGACGATCCGCAAACAGGTTTTCGTTCATATTGGCGTTCTCACAGGCCCATTTAATGAGTGTCGCCCTGTTTTGCGGGTCTTTGGTGAGTTGTGGCAACAGCACAGTCAACATCTCAGTAATCGCCTTAAAGCGTGTTTCATCGACTTTAACTTTTTCGCTTTCAGGCTCTTTCAGCGATGACGGCCAGACGTAATCAAAGTTGTTCACCCAGGAACTGAAAGCCGCCTCCCAACTGATGCTTTTGTATTCCGGCAAATCGTTTTTCAGCGCCTCGAAAAACTCAGGCGACCACGCCCGGTACTGAACGATGCGAACAAAAAAATCATACAGCGGCTGTAAATCTTTGCGCACATCGTCGATATACTGGGCGACCGCTTTTGCGTCCTCTGTTCCTTCACCAAATCCGCGCGTAAATGTCTCGCTGTTCAGCAGAATCGCGGGCATGTCTGCCGCCGTCGCGATATTCGCCAGAATGTGATTACGGGCGGTATCAAGCGGTTTTTCCAGATTCTGCATGTCGAGAGATTCAATTTTGTCGTGTTCCCCCACCTGCAATACATCACCATTGCCACCGCGTTTCAGCATCCAGCGCTTAATGCCGGACATTTTCTGCATCATGTTATTGACGATAGAGCTGGCCTGTTTGATGAACGCCACCAGCAACCCGGCTTTAATCGTCACCATGTCGTCAGCGCGCATGGACTGAATAAATGATTTCAGCGGATACAGCGCGCGCTGATAAACGCTGCGCCCGGCAAAGCCGAATGATGATGGCGTGTAGGCCAGATAAATCGGATCCTCGTTCATCATCACACAGCACCGGCTATGGTGATATGGCTTACTGGCGACTGTTACATTCCCGACCTTTTGAAAGTCAGCGGAATTTGGATCCTGATTCATCACAATTGAGCCAGCAGTATTCATCGGGTCCAGCACGTTAAAAGTGATGGACTTTTTATACAGCGACTCAAACTCAGCAGCTTCGTTCGTTGGCTCTCCGTCGACAAGCATCACCACAGCGCCAACACCGTAAATTCGGGACTGGCGCGCTGTATTGGCAATGATGCGATCGGCTTTAATCGCTTTCCACTCGCGCTCGAAAGCTTCACGCAGGCGCCTTTCAGGTCCACGAGTAACATGTACAGTTCGCGGTTCCGACATCGCCAGTTTTATCGGGCGGTCGACCATCTTTCCGCCCAGCGGATGAAACAAATAAATCAGCTTGCAGAGCTCATAACCCGCCTGCGCGCCGGGTTCAATGCTCCCGCCCTCCAGAATCTTGCTGAGGACGCCAGCATTGCTGCCCATGCAAATATCGTCGTCGTCCTGCATCAGAACCCCTCTCCGTTACCAAGACCAAGCGCGACACCGTAGTTAAAGCAGTCAAACAGATCGTCGTCCTGGTTTTCTTCACCAATGATGAACTGGAGTACCTGCGTCAGAAGATGGTTTTTCTTCGACTGTTTGTACTCAACGATTTTGTCAAAGGCGTATTTAGAAATGCGTACCTTCCCGGACGCCACATAACCAGAAATGTTGATGGCGCGGGATTCTTTGGGAAGTGACGTTAACTCACTGTCGACAGGGTGGACGTTCCAGCCCTCGTTAGCGCCCTGCTGTAACAGGGTGATGCCGGTTGCCTTATCCTCAATAAACAGGCCTGTGGTCCCCATACGGGCGCGGCAGATTTCGCTAAGGTGTTTAGCTTTACCTTCCCACTGCGGCACAACGTCTTTCAGGAAATACCCGTCAATCTGGATAATGTCCCAGTCCAGAATGATAAGGTGTGGCGACGGCAGGTTATCCAGCGCAAACCAGATACACGCGGATCCGTCGTTCTGGAGTTTTCCCTTTTGCGCACAGTCAACGACACCATAAACCGTATCGCAGGAAAACGGATAATCAACAGGCGCGCCGTTCTCCAGCAACCAGTCGAGCTTGAAAAAGTTCTGCCCGCGCCAGTCCACGAATTCAGCGTTGTATTCCTGCTGAACCACCAGCGGAGGGCGACCGTCGATAATTCGGGCCAGCGCCGCCGGATTAATTGTCGGGTTAGCCGCAGTCGGCGCATGATGTTCCTCCCAGCCCATCGATTTATCATTACAGGCCTGATAGAAAAAATTCTCGTCATCAACGCCTTTCGGCGTACCGGCCATCACCGCATCGCCGTCAAAGTCGAGCAGCGTCGGCTCAATGGCCTGTTCCCAGATATCCCTCATGCCCTTTTTGACGAGACTGCCCTCATCAATAATGACTTTGTGATATTTTCGGGAGCGCCCGGCATCGGGATTATCCAGCGTCCAGAACTCAACCAGACCGCCGCCAATCAGTTCAATAATCGAATCGGTCTTACTGGAACTAATCGTGATCGGCTTTAACAGGTCACGGATGGTCTTAAACGACGGCAGCAGGATTTTATAGGACGGCGCAAACCAGCCTACGCGCATCTGCCGCGCCGCCCAGTTACCGCCCGCCTGTTCAAGCATCGTGGTTTTACCGAAGCGGCGCCCGGCACGGATGACTTTTCGCTTTGCCGGAGAACGGTAAATTTTCTTCTGCCCCGCATGGAACGGCAGGAACTCAATAACATGTTCAGTCGCCATCAGGGGAATTCACCAGTTTAATGACCACTGTCGGCTCGTCGTCTTTGCCCTTGCCTTTACGCTTAAGCTCAACTTCCTGTTCCAGACGTTCAGCCTCGGCGGTGCGTTTTCGGATTTCCAGATCCAGCAGCCGTTGCGCCAGTTCGGATTCAGCCAGCCCCAAACGCCGCATAATCGCTTCAAACATTTTTTCGCGACTGATGGTCGATATCTCGATACCGCCCTTCACCAGTTTCGTACCGGAATAAGCAAGGCGGGCTATCGGGGACAGTTTGGTGGTATCAGCGAAATGAGGTCGTCCTACACCATCACCATTACATCGGGGACAATCAGGGTTAGGCTCGCGGTTGTGGTTGTAGCCGTATCCACCAGCATCGTCCGGTTCTTTCGTGCCCTCTTTTCCTGCGACTTTTTCCTTTTGCTCTGTGAACTCGACCACATCACGCCACTGATAGTGATAGCCAAATCCCCAGCAGTAACGACAACACCCCCGGCGATATTGAGAAATTTCGTTAGCGTCGAATGTGGCGAGTTGCCACATCTTTTCGAGTACTTCATCTGCACTCGCCAAAGTGCGCACAAGTGAATCTCTTTGCTGCTGCGCAATTGCCTGCGCAACGTGAGGTACTGTGAGGAGCTGTCTTCCGTAACTTGCATCACTGTAACCAGCGCGTTCGGCTGCGGCTGTTGCGTTCTGGTCTATGAGGTATTCAGCGACAAAGCGTTTTTGTTGGGGAGTGAGTTCACTATTAAGAAGTTTTTCTGCGCTTTTTTTTGCCTGCGCAGTGCGCATTTTTTTCTGCGCATTTTTTTGCGCATTTTGCGCAGTCGGTTTCTTGATGTAACGGCGGGCAGTAGCGTAATTCAGTCCCTGCGCTTCACACCAGTCTTTTGGGGATATACCGGATTTAGCATGCTCGGCGAGGAACTGGTGTTGCAGTGCTCCCCAGTCCGGTTTTGCCATATCTGATCACCTGCCTGTTTGTCATTATCGCAGACACTCAGGGAATGCCTGCTGTAATGTCTTATCCCTTCAGAAATTCGTCAGTCTTAGCCACGATCTGACTTTCCAGCAGCTCTGCATGCGAACTGGTCACAATGGCTTGATGATGTGGGTGCACATTTTCAACCAGCCATTTCATCAGTGGCTTAGCAGCTTCCTGAAAAGTGTCGTCGCTCTCATAAATCGGTGTACATTTAAATTCATGGATTCGGCTGATGCGAACGGAACGAGTTTGAAGTGAACCAGGATCACAACACAGGGTGATAAACTCTTCCCCATTAATCACAGCTTTTCGCAGGTCGAACTGGGTGTTTGAGTACCCTGTTAAAAATGGGCTCCTTTCTTCAATGGGGAGAATTCCATTGATTACAGAAGCAGTAACCTTTGGTTCCTCAAATAATTCAACCTTCCAGTATTTAATCAACTTAATTTCCATTACTGTTCCCCGTTACTTTGTCGTAGGTGCGCTCGCAGGTACTTCCGGCGACATAACGCTCATCAGCCTCTTTTGCGAACTTTCCCGCCAGATCGTCAGCTTCGCCAAGCAACTGGGCGAGCAGTATTCCGGTCTCGGCTTTTGCCTGGCTTGCTGCGGCAAGAGCGGAAAGCCTGCCGGTTTCACTTCCTGCAAGTTGCCGTTGTACTGCTGCGAGCTGCTGTTGCAGCCCACCGCGAGCACGCTCAGCAGCATCAGCATCGGCCTGTATTTTTGCCAGTTCTTCATCGGCTCTTTTCCGTTCTTCATCTGCGGCGTGCTGGCGACGCTGCTCTTTCGCTCTTTCGGTTACTTCACGCTGCAATGCGGTGGTCGCATCAGTAAGGTCACGTTGGGCCCACTGCAATTTCCAGGATGAATCTGCTTCCTGGTAACCACGTGAATAACACCAGTACGCTGCCGCACATAACAAAAAAGCCACCAACAGTATTTCTGCTAATGGCTTCCAGAGTTTTTTGATTACAGCGAAAAGTGTGCTCATACCAACACCGATTTCGCTTTTTCATAGCGGGCTTTACGGTCATCAAGACCATTAGTGCCACCGTTAATTATTTTCGTAACAGCCTTAATATCACCGCTACGTTTTAGAGAACCTTTCGAGGCAAAGAACCACGCTGCCGAACGAGCTGCATATTCGTCCTGCTCCAGTAACTGTGGGGACAGTATCAAATCAGCCCCCAGTCCTGCGCCGCAATCCCGATAATTGTCATGACCGGTAATCTGAATCAGGCCACGCCCGCGATAATTCCAACCGTCGTTCTCTTCAATGTTTCCCATTCGGTGGGCGTAAACAATATTAGCGATAGCTTTCTGGTTCGCAGGGTGATCAGCAGTGCGTCCGTAGAGCTGCGCTGTATCACCAGGAAAATATTTCCCGAATGTCGCTTTCAACCCATCAGCAGAATAATTTAGGTTCTCGACAATGCGGGTAAAACCGCCGGACTCATGCCCGATTTGCGCAAGAAACATGGCCTGATCCAGTGGAGCAGTAATACCGAATTCGCTCATTGCCGCCGTAATATGTGGATACCAGCGTGCGGCCAGTTCGGCGCTGATACCAGCCGCCTGCTGAAATTGAGACTCGTTCATGATTAAACCTTGTTATTATCCCCACCGATACGACCACTGATAAACTTCATTGCAAAGCCGCGGATCGCATCCACGCCGATAAGGCCGACGCCGCCACCAATCGCAACAGACAGGGACTTGGGCCAGCCGAAATATTCCAGCGCAGATGAGAAGGTCAACGTCAGGGCGCCGCAAAGCAGAATTTCGAGTGTCTTTTTCTTCCAGCCACCGTTACCGCCAAAATAGGCAATGCGCAGACCGGCCATAAATAACGACATCAGAACAGCGCCCAGCGGCGTATCTCCTCGCCACCAGCTCTGGAACAGCTCCAGCCAGCCCTGCCAGGAATGGGGATCGTTGTGCATTTTCATAAGCCTCACCTCCGATAGCTCGGATGGCGCAGTGTGAAGTAGGAAGGCCGCCCGGTGGATTAACGACAAAACTCAGAGGGATTATTCCGGACGGCACAAACAGAAAAGCCCCACACGATGGCGGGGCTTGAATTTGTTTGGTCGATGATTGAAGCTATGGCGACGATATCAGATTTACTCAAAATGTATGCTATTTAATTGACTTTTGCAATACCCTGCTGCGAAAAGGTCGCTTTTTGTTGTGATCTTGTTTTCACCAGACAAAGCAGAGATTCGTTATCAAGCCTCTTAAAGATGTTACTCATCGCGCGCCAGTAGTCCGCATAGTTGTGGCTCCAGTTGTCAGGCTTAACCCCGCACAGGCTGGCAAGCTCCTGTTGCTGGTAGACGTATCGTCCGGCCAGCCCCTCTCTGACATCCTGCGCCGCCAGCCAGATAAGTTTCTTCAGCCGTTCCACTGTCTTGCCAGCCATCTTCCTCCCTGCAAGCTGCTGTCTGAACTCGCACCACGCCCAACGTGTTATTTCGACCTGGTGTTCCCAGCAGGTATTCTCACTGTAATTCCACAACAACCACGCCTTGTAGTGTTCATCGAGTGAAAGAACCGCCCGGCGCCATGAGGCAGTGGAATATTCCACAGGCTTCACCAGCGGGATAGCGCTTCCTTTCGCCAGCGACTGCTTGCCGGGGATTGGCGGGTTATTTAACGTTAGCCAGCTTTCTGTTTCCTCGTCCCAGATACGCTGTTTTTTTCGGGGATAGTTTTTCGTGTCGAATTGCGCGTTCTCCAGCCAGGCCAAAAGCTGCCCTTTAGTCTCCCCGCTTAAATCGGCTGTCGCTACCATTAGCTGCTCACGTACATACTGGAGGTATTGAGTGTTCATTGAGTAAATCCTGTGAACTGATAAATACGAACAAAATTGCGCAGGATGCGGTAGTCAACCAACACCGACCCCGGACGGCGGTAAATGCGGAGGCGCTGCCAGCGCATGCGGAGTATCTCGATCAGTTCTGGTTTCATGCGGCCTCCAGCTTTTTTAGCGCACGCAGATCCGCCAGAGCCGCGAGCCTGATTTCCTTCAGCTCCTCGACCGTCCAGCGGTGCGGGGTGTTATTGTTCTCGAGTGCCAGCACCGCCGCCTCACCGTAACGCTCAACCAGCGCGGTACGATATGCTTCGATGTTCCCTGATTTGTAGACGTTGCAGACATCACACTGAAGATGGATGTTGAAGCGAGTGAAGCGCAGATGCCCCGCGGCGGCCGTAGTCCTGTAATGGCCTGCATGCCATGCGAACGCCGTCTTCGTTCCACAGGAGATGCAACCGAGTCCTTCTGCCAGTTCGGTTTCGCGGCAAATGTCATTTACGGCGCGCTGCGTCAAGTCAATCCAGTGCTTCAGCGGCTTAACCGCGGCTTTCCGCTGGCGCCAGGCGGCGCGTTCTTTTTTCTCAGCGGCGCGCTGAAGGGATTGCGCCTTACGTTGCGCGGCTTCGCGAGCTTTTCTGGTCTGTTCTTTGCCGACGGCGCTGGCACACTGGTACGAGCAAACGATCTGCCCCTCGCGTATCGGGTGAAACCACTGGCGGCATTCTTTGTTTGCGCACTTACGGCGCGGTAATTTAGCCATGTTCACCCCCAGACCTTTTGGCGTAAGGATTTTGGCGTCCGCACCCGGTGTGCATATTCAGGTAATTTCGCGCTGACAGTCCAGGTAATGAAGTCAGGGTTCAGGCTCTTTTCTGTCCTTACGCCCCGTTTCTGATAATCCGATACCAGCGTGTCGGCCTGCTCGGTTGTGCAGTCGTGATGATGGAACCAGGAGTATTTCATCGCCATCACCCCGCAAAGCTCATGAGCTGGGCGGCGGCGTTCTCGGCCTCGCGCTGAGTACGGAATGTCCGTGATAAAATCCACCGCCAGAGCACATCAAGCGCGGATTTATACAACTGCTGAAATTCGACCTCATCCATGCTGGAAAAAGCGATGCTGCGGGGATGTTTGCGAAGGGTGCCGTCCGGTAGCTGGATGGCGTCATAGTGACCAGCCTCAACCGTCACCCATGCGCGGTAGGCATCGAATGATTTACACAGGCTAATCCCGTTTGTTACCCGGCGGTTTGCAATCTGTTCCAGATACTGTTCAGCCGCATCCAGTAATGCGCTTTCATTCCCGCCATATGCAGCGAGAAACTTTGCATAACCGTTGACCAGTTTGCGCTCATTGGCAGAAATGGCACCGCCGGTGGGTTCCCAGTATTCAAACCCAAGATTAAGCAACGCGAAAAAGCGGCGATGGAATGCAGGATTCCTCACCTGACGGAACTCAGCCACCAGCACGGCGCCGAGTTTGATTTTTGATTGCAGAATATCACTGGTCTCCGGCGTTGCGGGGATCAGAATTCCAGATGACTGCTTGATGAGTTGTAATTCGTGCGCCATGGTGTTCTCCGTGGCGCAGCAGGTGCAGGTTGTTCAGGCCTACATTTGAAGTGTATCAAAGCAACGGGTAATTCGATAGCCTGCCTTTTCTAGCATTTGCGTAAATAATGTTGGAGTTCCAACTATGTCATCAGGGTGAAGGGGAACAAAAGATATCTCGTCACCACGACGATACATCAGAGCGCGTCCGCTATCCGGAATACTACCGAACCTTGCCACTACACAATGATCGTAACAACGTATAACCGCATACCCTGATTCTGGTAAGTCTTCTAACATGTAACCCCCCGTCACACTGACTTTATTTCTGGAAACGTCTGCGACTCCACGATGCTTAATATGCATAAAACCAGTCGTCAGCGCTTTCCCACGTTTCCTGCAGAATGCTCTGTATACGTTTTTTATCGCCATCAGCAGCACCGACGATACTCAGACCATCCTGACTGCCTCGACGGATGGTTAAGTTGCAGTTTTCATACTGATTCTGGAGACGGGTAATTAATTCTTTTTCAAGCGCAGGAACGGCACCTTCCGGAAGCTGTTTTGTCCGGCTGATAACAAGTTCAATTCTCATAATTCCCTCTACATTTAACTACTGTATATAAACACAGTATACCTGTTAGAAAGAATATTCAAGAGGTGAATAGCACTTTTTGCAAAAGCTAGCATGTTGTTTCATATCAGATTTTAGGCAAAAAAACCCGCCGCAGCGGGTTATGACGCAACACTTCATGCCGGAGTTTTCCGATCCGTCTTGTTGTGAACCTCCCAGAGACTAATGCCGCAACTGAACACAAACTCAGCCAGATAATTTAAACCGGACCATTCCCGGATGCCGCCGCGCGCCGCTTCCACAAATACAGCGATATCCTGATCACGCCACACTCCAAACAGGCGCCAGCCGCCACTGTCAGTCTTAACGGCTGCTATACGCGTCAGAACACCAGTCTGGTACAGGTCAGTGAACGCGGGTTTCTTCCTGGTTATTATTCGCATATCTACAAACCTAAGAAATGTTGATTACAAATCACTGATTCGTATTTTTTGATTTTGTACTAATGCCTACTCCTGAATTGCTTCAGAAGGCAGCCCAATCATCTCGTTCAGCGCTTCCCGGCGAATAGCAGGAGGCAGGGGAACAACCGCATCTTCAGCAGGTAACAGTTCTTTGGCTTCAGGCCACTGTTCCAGCAGTCGCTTAACCGTTCTGGCTTTATCCAGTGCGGCGGTGACGTTCTGGCGGATGTCTGTTTCGTCGCTTTTTATTTCCCTGTAAAGCGTATCGAAGCTGTAGAACTCGGTAACGAGTGGGTCATCTGCCAGTAAGGTGTATTCATAGGTGGTTATTTTTTGGATATGGTCTGGTGAACCCGGCTCATTGTGCCGGTAATTGCCGTTGAAGTATGCAGTAACACGCGAACCCGCCAGATTCAGATAAATATCGCTGTCATATCTGACAAACGTATAGTTTGTCCTCAGTTCTTCGGGCAGTTTCGCAATAAGCGCTGCAATTTTCTTTTCGGTTTTTAATACCTCAGATTCTGCTTCCGGTCCGCCAATTGCCGCCAGCCTTACACGTTCCGCCCAGTCTGCCCGGGCAGCACGCAGGGCTTTCTTCCGTTGCGGAATACCAGCTTTTGCCAGTGCATTATCCACGATTTTCTCTTTAATGGATTTATTCAGTGTCTGGTTCATATTTTTCACCTTGTATAATTCAGGTTGTACGAATCCCGCCGCGTGAGCGGTGTTTAAAACTATTTACCGTTAATTAATTATTCAGATGCGCGTTATGGCAATTCCCACGCTATCCGACATATAAAAATGCGTCAGGCCAGTTCATCCGTTATTTCCCTCCTGTTTTGGTGCTGCTGGCAGTGGCATCCAGTGCAAGGCAGCCCCTAACCACGAAAGAGTGCCATCGTTCAACTCCACGTATTTCCCTTGCACCTGACCTGCCAAATACTCGCCGTACTTTGAATAAATTAAAACCCAATCATCTTGAGCCGGCATACGCTCGCTACAGCTTATCCAACCATCCGGAGTTACTGGAGAGCTTCCGGCGAACCCGGGCATATCTGGACCTTTTCTGATAGCTTTAGCCAGCTCCAGCGGGTCATCGTAAAGCCAGTCGCCTGTAAGCGGGTGGTTTGCTTCTGCAAGCTGCGCAGCCCATTCAAGTCCGTCTTTTTGACCTTGCAGATAATACAGCGCCAACTCATCATGATTACTTACAGGTTCGACACCCTGAAGCATGGCGGCGCGACAGGCGTTCCACATGTCAGCAGCAATTGTGCACGCATATTCATCTGGGTTAGCCGTTGGTAAAATGCTCTTAATCACTTCGTAATCAGGTTCAATGGCAGGAGGAACTACCGGCGCTGACTGCTCTTTGATATGCAGTCGTGGTTCGCCGTCTTTCGGCTCTGGCCACTGGCGAGATTTATTTATCTCCAGCTTTTCTATCATTGCCCTCGTAATGAATTCGTCAGAAATCCCCATACGCCTTTGAGCATCCCACAATAAAAACTGCATATCAGCCCATTCAAGCGGATCGGATGGGTCGGCAGCGGCCTCTAATGCTTCTTTCGAGAGGTGCTTCAGTGGTCCTACTGGACCGACATCGCCGAACGTCTTATCTGACCACTCGGCGTGCTCGCGGCGAATACGTTCGCGTTCCAGCGATGCAAGCGCACGCTTCAGCACAATAAGAATTTTGGCGTCGTCATCGTCGAGGCCAAACGGAATATCGTCGCGAGTGTTTTCAAATTCAGCGATGGTTTGCTGTAGCCATTCTCTGGTAATAGTGGTCATGGGTTAGCCCTTCACAAAAATAATCCAGTGGGTTTTGTCGTTCTTCCCGGTTCGCTGGCCAATAATTGGTTTTACGTCCGTCAGCGCCAAAATCTGGCTTACCGGAATCTGCGTTTCGTTCCATTTAAATATGAGTACGCCGTGTGGCCGCAGCACCCGAAACGCCTCTTTGAATCCGGCGCGGAGGTCAGAACGCCATGTTTTTTTGTTGAGTCTCCCGTACTTTTTGCCCATCCAAGCCGTTTGGCCGATACGTTCCAGGTGAGGCGGATCAAACACCACGACCGGAAACGACGCATCAGCGAACGGCAGCGCACGGAAGTCTGCAATCAGGTCAGGACTGATAACCAGGCGGCGACCGTCGCACAGCGTGTGCTCTTCTGCCCGAATATCAGCGAACACGGCGCGGGTATCGAGTTTGTTGAACCAGAACATACGGGAGCCGCAACACACGTCCAAAATTGTTTGCTGTGACATCACGACTCCTTAACCTTGATCCCAGCGGTGCGTATTTCGTGTATCGCATTGTCATTACCAGCACACCAACCCTCGGCATAATCCCGGCTGAATCCGCTCACGTACATGACTTCTCCAACGCTGAGTTTTGACAGGTTGACCTTCCGCGCCTCCAGTTCTGCTATACGGCGTTCTGCGGCTTCCAACTTTTCGCGCGCATCCCGCATATCATCACGCAGCGCCAGCGCCACGGCTTCGAGCGCGTCTTTTCCCCGCTGGAGTTGAATATTCTCATCCAGCAGCTCCAGCACATCCGGGTCGCTCACATCGACGATAGTGACGCGAGACTGTTCATAATGGTCATCTGCGATACTGCGGCCTTCTGCGTAGTGGCAACCTTTAGCGTCGTATGTCGCGCCCGTGCAGCCATAGGTAATTCGACTGGCAGACATGCGCTGTATTGTCATTTCAGCACCGCAAATGTGGCATTCAGGTGCAGGTTTTGGTGAATAGCGCTCTCGTAGCGCCTGTTTGTCGATGTTGCTCATTGGGCTCCCCCCTTGTTGATGCTCATTTTGGATGCTCCATAAACCTGCATTACCTGGCTTTTCTCCAGTGCCGGTAGCGCTGAAAATCCGGTTGTCTTGTTGCAGCTATAACGCTTCAGGTCATAATCAATTACTGCCCGCTGGTCACGAAAAACGCCGCACCGCCCGTGGCGGATGAAACCTCCGCGCACTAACGCGATCTGCAGATATTTCTCCGCCGTGGTTCGGTGCACGCCGAAAATCGCAACGACGTCGTTCGTCGTGATGCGCCCCTGCTCTTTCACCAGACCGATAATCCGCTCAAGAATAATCATCCGTTCTCTGTGTGTTTTAGGTCGGGCCATTTTTAACCCCTTATTTCACGATCCGGAGGTGGCTAACGTTTTTCCGGTAGCTTCCCCAGTCAAAATTCACCCACATCCCTCCGTCCATCTGGAGGCGATCGATAACCCTCGCGCCCAGTGAATCCAACAGCCCCTCGTGGTTAAGATTCGTCAGAACGCCAACAGGTCGCATCGATGAGAGACGGCGATCGATAACCTGATTGAGAATGACCTTCTCACCACTGCTCCCGCGCTGAATACCGACTTCATCCAGTACCAGCAGGTCAACTTTGCAAAGGTCATCAAGCAGGGACGCTTCTGATTGCCCACCGTCGTAGCACTCACGAACCCTGAGCATCAGGTCAGGAATGGTTACCACCAGAACGCTATGACCGCCGGCCAGCAGATGATTTCCGATTGCCGCCGCAAGATGGTTTTTCCCGGTTCCCGGACCACCGCTGAACACAAAGCTCGCAAATCCGCTGCCGAAGTTCTGGGCATAACTTTTTGCCATCGTGTACGCTTTTCGCTGCCCCTCCCCGCTTACTTCGTAGTTGGCAAACGTACAACTACGATGGAGCTCCTGAATGCCAGATCGCCCGAAAATCTTCTCGGTGCGGGATTTCTGGTTTAACCTGTCAAGCTCTTCACTGCGTTTACGCCCTTCTGCTTCCTGCCATGCCCGCCACTCATCAGCAGTCAAGAATTTCGGCTGCACACTGGCTGGGATAATTCTTTTCAGGCGATCAAGCGCACTGCCAGTACCGATTACGTTTTTCATCGTTACCCCCTGAATCCGGTAGGGATCGAATTATCAGGTTGAGATATTTCGTTTACGTCACGACGCTTTTTGCTCGCAGTTTCCTCAGGAACAAGTAGCCCCCTCCACTCATTTTCCATGGTCAGTTTCACCACGAACTCAGGGCTATGCCCCTGCGTCCTGTATGCTGCGAGTTTATTAATCGAGCCGTTGGCCCCTTGCAGGGTTTTAATTGGCTTACCAAGTTGTTTGCGATAACCCACCCACTCCGCCCAAAGAGTCGGGGATAGCCATTCCGGTAATTCAATCGAAAGCGGATTAAAATTATTTCTATCTCCCCCCGTGGGGGATTTAGGGGGATCTTTTAATTCTTTTAGATCTTTATTCTTATTCTTATCTTTATTAGTTGAGTTTCCGTTAGCATTCCGCTCTAACGAACTTTCAACGAGCGTTGAACACACGTTGCTTTCTCGTTCAACTTTCATTGTTTTATTGGCTTTTCTCTTTGCTACTGAGGCCTTTCCTGCGGCAGAACGTTGTTCCAGCTTCGCATGAACAGATGCCAAATCCTGTTCAATACGTTCATGTATCCATTCTTCACCATTGTCGATAAAAAACTCACTTAACGACTCTTCAACGGGAATCCAACGCTCGTTATCAAGTCGTGCAATTTTTGCTAAACGACTTTTCGGAATAGCTCTCCCCGTTTGCCAGTAGTTAAACATCAACAGCAAATAAGCCCCATGCTCCTCTGTAGACAGATGCATGGTATCTGCCAGATAATCAGCTATGTACAATTGCATGTAAGGTAAAGCAGCCATAAAATACCTACAGACCATGGAGTTAAAATGAACAAATTCATAGCAACACCGCACAGACCTGAAATTTCTGTCAGATACGATGAGCATGACAATTCGCTTACAATTTCTATCAATCACTGCCCTGGTGTTAATTCGGAAGAATTGAATATCTGCCGAGAAATTGAGATGCACGTAGGGGAAGTTCCTCGCCTGATCGACGCCCTCACTAAGGCATACGAATGCGCTACTGGAGAGAAGCCTTAAGCCACATGGTGAACTTTGCATAGATACCCCTGAATTTAATACGTTGGAGAGTTCGTCTTTTCTGCGTATTTAAAGACAATATCAACGCACTGAAAGACGCATTTCTGGCAGATAGAAACGCCAGCCACTTCAATATTCGTCTTTCCGCAAAAAGAGCATTTGTGGGTTGGCTGGATGTTTACCTCGATACTGGTTACTGACATAATTTCCCCGCAATGAATTCGCAATGAATTGCACCAGAAAGCCGTTGGTGTTCGAGCACCGCGGCTTTCGCCTTTTTGGTTGCTGTCATTTTCAGTCCCACCCCAGCGCATCCGGCCTGGCTCGTTCAGCCTTTAGCCCGGCATCAGCGAGAATCTCTACTGCTGTGAGATAGTTTCTGGATACCAGTACCGCCTCCGGTGGCGCGGCCTGAATCCCAAGAAAAGCCAGCTCTTTCGCCATGTTGCAGAAATATCCCTCAGCTTTACGCCTGCTGACTGTCGACTCGCTGATGCCCATATGCTCGGCGTATGATTTCTGCCCTACTGATGCAAGCCGGTTGAGCAGGACACTCTCTATCTCAACCGGGTTGATTTCTGGTGGGTCTAACTTTCGTGCAATTGCGTTCTCCATGGGTAAATATCCTCTATGGTTATTTGGCTGATGCCTCTTGGCTTGGTAATCCATCTGTTGGGTTTGGGTAGAGATCAGGACGCAGTTCGTGTGGGGTGACTTTCCAGTCAAGTGCACGACTCGCATTAATAACCTCTGTGCTAGCTACCTGAGAGCGAAACCATGCAGACACCGTTTGTGAGTTTTTACCGAGCCGACGAGCTAGCTCAGACTGGCTACCGCAAAGAGAAATGATTTTTTGTTGAGTTTGTTCTTTCATGTGACCTCCTAATTTTTCCATCACATGATTGATAAATAATATGTCAGTGTCAAGAAAATTAATCAATCACAACTGAAAAGAACTTTTGTATGCTTGCTAATAGGTTTTATTTGGATACGAATATGAACTTCGAAGAAAGACTGTTAAGAGCTCTTGAGGAAGCTGGCATATCTCAATCTGAGTTAGGCCGGAGAGTCGGTGTCAATTCTCAAACGGTCAGTAACTGGTGCAACACGGGTAACTTTCCTCGCAAGGAGAAACTGGAACTATTCCCGCAAGCCCTTGGAAAACCTCTATATTGGTTTTTTATGACGGATGAAGAAGAGAATCAGTTAAAAGCAATCACCGCCAGTAAAACTGTATTAACTGAAAAGCAGGCAGCTCTGTTAGATGCGTTTGATCAGCTTCCTGAGGTCGAACAAACACGCTTTGTTCAATTGGCAAGCGATCGACTGGAGGAACTTGATAAGTTTATGGCTGAGTTCCTGAGTAAAAGAAAAATAGAACCACCGCCGCAAAAAGACTAAGACAGAACAAAAATGCCACATTGAGTGGCATTTTTTTTGCCCTCTTATCCCCGGACTCCTCCCTCACTACTTACCTAAAAACAATCATTGATAAAAAATATGTCATATATGGATTGACTGATGACATATTTATTTGTAGTGTTATCTCATCAAAACGCAGCAACGAGTCATCAAGGCAGGACGCCCACGAAGTAGCCGCCCGGGGCATACGAAGACCGGGATGAGATGGCAAGGTTAACGCGCAGCAGGTGATAAACGTTCCGCTGGCCGGCGATAAGGCAAAGAGGATGAGATGGAAAAAGCATACGAAGAATACTTTGAAGGTCTCGCCGATGGTGAGGAAGCACTCAGCTTCACAGAATTCGTGGAGGCACTGTCATGAAAGCCACCAGCTCAGTACCTAACAGCGGTCGCGCCGTCCCAATGCGAAACATCCGTACCGGCGCAGCATGGCAGGTTTCATTCGACTACCGAGATGGCACCTACTGGCACGAACCACAGGGCAACCTGCGCAACATTCGCCGACCTTATGCCTCACGCACCATTGAACCAAATCTAGTGCCTGCGGGGACTCACTGATGGGGACACTGTACGCATTAGTGCTGACCATCACTATGACGAACGGTGATTACCAGGATGCTGTTGTCGGTATTTTCGACAACCAGCAGCAATGTGAAGCGGCAGCGAGTGAGCAAATGGGTGTCACTAACTGCTATCCAGTCGAAGGCATCATCCATGCTGACGAAACACCAGCAGGTTATGACGCGAAATTTTGAGGGGTAAGGGATGTGCAACTGCATTAATGAGGTCGGTGCTCAGATCGAAGCACGACTGAAAGAAAAGGTTCCGGAAGGTGCAGAAGTAAGCGAAAGCACTTTTGATACCGGTTGGGATAATCAGGTTCTTTCTCTTTCCGAAGGCAAGCTGTTTGTAATGCTGAAATACAAACTGGCATACCGGGCCAAAAAGAAAAACGGCGAAATGGCTAAAAACCTTAATCGCCTGGAAACTAACGCAAAAATGAATTTCTGCCCGTTCTGCGGCGAATCGCAGGGCTGACACCACCAGCAAAACCGAATTTAACCGAATGGTCGGCTATTAAAGCGACAGGATTGTTACACACAAAATTCAGGAGTTCAGCCATGAACGCATATCTCACTTACGACCGGATCGAGGCTCAGAACTGGACCCGGCATTACCAGCAAATCGCCAGAGAAGAGAAAGAATCCGAGCTGGCTGACGACCTGGAGAAAGGACTGTCGCTTCACATGCTGGAGTCGCTGTGTATGGATGAGCTACCGCGTCACGGCGCCAACAAAAAAGCGATCAGCCGGGCATTTGATGACGATGTCGAATTCCAGGAGCGCGCGTCGGAGTTTGTGCGGTACATGGTTGAGGTGTTTTCCCGGCATCAAATTGATATTGAATCAGAGGAATGAGACAAATGAGCACAGCACTCGCAACACTGGCAGGAAAACTGGCTGAACGTGTAGGAATGGATTCTGTAGATCCGCAGGAACTGATCACCACATTGCGCCAGACAGCTTTTAAAGGTGACGCCAGTGATGCGCAGTTTATTGCGCTACTGATAGTCGCCAACCAGTACGGTCTTAATCCGTGGACGAAAGAAATTTACGCCTTTCCTGATAAGCAGAACGGGATCGTCCCTGTGGTGGGTGTTGATGGCTGGTCCCGTATCATCAACGAAAACCAGCAGTTTGACGGTATGGATTTTGAGCAGGATAACGAATCATGTACATGCAGGATTTACCGTAAGGACCGTAACCATCCGATCTGCGTTACCGAATGGATGGATGAATGTCGCCGGGAACCATTCAAAACCCGTGATGGTCGTGAGATTACTGGACCGTGGCAGTCACATCCCAAACGGATGTTGCGACACAAAGCAATGATCCAATGCGCCCGTCTTGCCTTCGGTTTCGCTGGCATCTACGACAAGGATGAGGCCGAACGCATTGTCGAAAATACCACGTATACCGCAGATCGCCAGCCGGAACGCGACATCACTCCGGTTAGTGATGAAACCATGCAGGAAATTAATGATCTGCTGATCACCCTGAATAAAACATGGGATGACGATCTGCTGCCGCTCTGCTCCCAAATCTTCCGTCGCGATATTGGTGCATCGTCAGATCTTACGCAAATCGAAGCAGTGAAAGCCCTCGGATTCCTGAAGCAGAAAGCAGCAGAACAGAAGGTGGAAGCATGACACCAGAAATTATCCTGGCTCGTACAGGTATTGACGTTAGCAACATCGAGCAAGGTGATGAAGAGTGGCACCGTCTACGCCTCGGTGTCATCACTGCTTCCGAAGTTCACAACGTCATTTCAAAACCACGTTCAGGCAAGAAATGGACGGATATGAAGATGTCCTACTTTCTCACCCTTCTTGCCGAAGTTTGCACCGGCGTGGCACCGGAAGTTAACGCCAGGGCGCTGGCCTGGGGGAAACAGTATGAAGATGATGCTCGCACCCTGTTTGAGTTCACCACTGACGTGAAAGTCACCGGGTCGCCGATCCTTTTCCGTGACGAGGACATGCGTACCGCCTGTTCTCCTGACGGCCTGTGCAGTGATGGCCGCGGTCTTGAGTTGAAGTGCCCTTTCACCTCTCGCGACTTTATGAAATTCAGGCTTGGCGGCTTCGAGGCTATCAAATCCGCCTATATGGCCCAGGTGCAATTCAGCATGTGGGTAACCGGGAGAGATGCCTGGTATTTCGCGAATTATGACCCGCGCATGAAGCGAGAAGGCATTCACCACGTGGTTGTTGAGCGCGACGACAAATACATGTCCCTCTTCAATGAAATGGTACCGGAATTTATCGAAAAGATGGACGAAGCGCTAAAGGAGATTGGCTTCACGTTCGGGGAGCAGTGGCGATGACGCACGCACAGGACGAAATCAGGGTTGGCGCGATGCGCCATCCCATGTTGAAGAATTAAATGTTAGAGGACGGAAGTATGAGCAAAATTGGTGACTATTTCTTTGAATTCCCGGCATCAAGAGGCTTACAGGGAAATACGGTTGTGTTGATGATGACAGTCCCAGCGCGCGCGCTAACTCGCGTTCTGGCATCAGATAACCACGGCAATACGCTTGAGCGTTCTCAGCGAGAACTCAATCCAGCGCGTGCGAAGAAGTTTTATGAATACCTGCGAACAGCTTACGAGAAAAAAGAGCCGTTCATCATCCCGCCGCTGGTTGGAAACTGCGACTCATTCATTGAGTTCGAAGAGTTTGGCAATACGAATGTGGGTGTCGCGCGATTCCCAATGGATGCGGAAATTAAACTGTTTGACGGTCAGCATCGAGCCGCAGGCATTGCAGAGTTCTGCCGCACTTACGGAGAGCCTATTCACATCCCAATGATGCTGACACACCAACTGCCGCTCAAAACGCGCCAGCAGTTCTTTTCCGACATCAACAACAACGTATCGAAGCCGTCAGCCGCCATCAACATGGCCTATAACGGCAGGGATAAAATTGCCCAGGATATGGTGTCATTCCTGTCCTCCCATGCCGTGTTCTCAGAAATAACAGACTTTGAACACAATGTAGTTCCGGCAAAAAGCAATCTGTGGATTAGCTTCAAGCCAATGAACGATGCAACTGCAAAATTTTCTGGTAATGGGGACGCTCTTGCGACAGGTGACATCTATGACATCTGGGAGGCGTGGCTAAAACTTACAGCTATCGAGGGTATTCGACATGGTTGTACACCGGCTGAATATAAGCGGGATTACATCCAATTCCACGCAGTGATGATCAATGCGTTCGGTTATGCAATTCAGGAACTGCTGAGACATCGCCCTGCACACATCATTGTTCAGATGATTGAGGAGTTAGTAAATAATTCCACTATGAGTGAGCTGGAGAATTTCTTCCTCATTTCATCCTGGTCCGGTGTCTGCGCCAGCACTGAAAAAGATAGAGCGACAGTTATTGCCAGCGTTGCTTCACAAAAAGCTGCTTCGGTGAGACTAATCCAAGCTATTACGGCAAAGAGCTTTGAGGTCGCAGCATGAGATACGGCTCTGTTTGCAGTGGAACTGCGGCGATGCCCATAGAGGAACCGGCGCTGCGCACCTGGCGCCGCCCGTTCCTGAAATGGGCAGGCGGTAAATATTCGCTGCTGCCGGAACTGGATCGTCTTATCCCGGCAGGTAAACGACTGATAGAGCCATTTGTGGGCGGCGGATCGGTGTTTCTTAACTCAGACAAGCACGAACGCTTCCTTCTGGCTGACGTCAACGCCGACCTGATTAACCTGTACCAGATGCTGGCCGTAGTGCCTGATTCAGTAATCGGAGAGGCAATAAAAGCTTTCAGGCATCTGAATGATGTCGAAAACTACACAGTAATTCGTGAAGCATTCAACGCCCAGAAACTGAATGCGACAGAACGAGCGGCCGCATTCCTTTACCTCAACAGGCACTGCTTTAACGGTCTGATGCGTTACAACCTTGACGGTTTTTTCAATGTTGGATGGGGAAAGTATAAATCCCCATATTTCCCGGAAGAAGAGATCAGGGCATTCAGGCAGAAGTCTCACGCGTGCGTATTTATGACTGCGGGTTTCGAACGTACTCTCAGGCTGGCGGGTGATGGTGATGTCGTTTACTGCGATCCGCCATACGAGCCAATACCCGGCACCACTGGCTTCACTAGCTACGCCTCCGGTGGGTTCTCATGGGATAGCCAGGTAGCGCTTGCTGAAAGCTGCGTTGCAGCCCATCAGCGCGGCGCAAAGGTGTTTATCAGTAATTCTACCGCACCACGCGTTATTGAACTTTACGAGCGGCACGGCTTCACTTTGCACCGGGTCAATGCCCGCAGATCAATATCGAGTAAAGGCAGTACCCGAGAAACAGCGAACGATATCGTCGCCTCACTGGGGATTTAGTGATGATGAAACTTATTAACAGAAGTAAGCAATCGCCATTGGGCCGTCGCGCATGTGATGTTTGCACTGGCGGCGCATCATGAAAAGTTCGGCGATTACGGCAGACAAAAGCACGTTACCAATTACACCGTTGTAGTGGATGGCGTAAAGGTTCCTGTCGAAGTAGTTAACCGGGCCACCAGCTACGTAGCCACCGCAATGATCGGCGTCCGGAAACTTAGAAATCTGCCAGCACAGGCAAACTGAATATTAGCGATGGCCCGCTGCGGGGCCACTGGAGAAAACGATGAGCAAAAAAATTAGAGACTTTGAATTGATGAACACCCGCGAAATTTGCTGCCAGCTCAGGATTTCTTCCAGGACGCTGGAGCGTTACCGTAAGCGACCAAGCGACAACAACCCATTCCCGGAGCCTGACTGTTCATATATGGGTGGCTCCAACAAATGGCTTAAAACCAAAGTCAATGAGTGGCAGGTCAGGGAAATGTCACGACCAACACGCCGTCCAATGTCGCATCTGAATCTGCCCCGTGACAACAAAGGTCGACTCATCCGGTCTGACGTGGCGTGA